AAACCGAGGTAACTTGTTGCTCCAACTGACTCGGCAGACTTACTCCAAAGATGGCGCAACTAATTTAGTTAGGAGAAAAAATGGCTAAATCAACTTTTTCAGGTCCAGTCAAATCATTGGGTGGATTTATTTCAGCAGGGGTTAATAACTCTGTTTCTTTAACCGCAGATACAACCTTAACTGTAGATGCACACGCAGGAAAAATATTGTTATGTAATGACGCTGACGGTAAATTTACTTTGCCTTCAATTGTTACTACTACTCCAAGTGATCCAACCGATCCAAACCAAACCAACAATATTGGAGCTTCCTTCTTTTTCTATATTGAAACTTTAGCAACTGATCTTGACATCAAAACTGATGGCACTGATAAGTTCAAAGGAGCAGTAATTATAGCTATCGATGATAGTACAAAGAAAGCTTTCGTACCAGCTGCTACTAATGACGTTATTACTTTAAACGGTACAACTAAAGGTGGTATCGTAGGTAGTGTTATTCAAGTGACAGCTATTGATGCAGCTACTTATCTTGTTCACAATTCTTTACTTATTGGTTCAGGAACTATAGTTACACCATTTGCTGACGCATAATATTAGGAGATAAATATGGCAGGTAGAATTGTAGGATCAGATGTAAAAACAGCTACAACAACCTCATCTGCTACTGGCGGCGCAGTTTTGCAAAGCGGTAGATCTAGATTAAGGGGTTATGTTATAGCTGGTGGGTCTTCTGACGGTACTGTTACTTTCAGAGATGGATCTGTAACAGGCTCTACCTTATTTATTGCTCCTTGCAACGCAAACGATACTGAAACCTTCAACATTCCAGATTCTGGAGTTTTATTTGAAGACGGTATTCACGTTGTATTAAGTAATATAGATAGAGTTACTGTTTTCCATTCTTAGTGTTTGAAACTTTTTGTAGTAGCACTTATTATGGTGCTACTACATTTTAATTATGGCAACTAAGAGAAAATCAAAACCCATACGCAGAACCGTAGGTAAAGGCGGTAATTATCGTCCTACCAAAAAAGGTGCTGGTATGACAAGAAAAGGTATTAAGGAATATCGAAAAAAAAATCCAGGCTCCAAACTTAAAGGAGCGGTTACTGGTAAAGTAAAAAAAGGATCAAAAGCTGCAAAAAGAAGAAAATCATATTGCGCTAGATCTCTTGGTCAATTAAAACGTAGTTCGGCTAAAACTAGAAACAATCCAAATTCAAGAATACGTCAAGCAAGACGAAGATGGAAATGTTAAAGAAAAATTTGGTAGAATAATATAATGGCAAAGAAAGCAAAGAGTAAAGGTAAAATATGTCCCGAAGGCAAAGCTTGGGCTAAGAGAACTTTTGATGTTTATCCCAGCGCATATGCCAATTTAGCAGCGTCAAAATATTGCAAAGATCCTAATTATGCAAAAAAATCTAAAAAGAAAAAAAGAAAATTTGCAGGAGGAGGCATAGCTAGAGCTGGTTTTGGTGCTGTAATGAGATCATCTGGTTAAGTTATGGGTCAGTTAAAACAATGGTTAGATGAAAAATGGGTTCGTATAGGAGCAGATGGATCCATAAAAGGTTCTTGTGGTGGTAGAAAAAAGTCAGAAGGTAAACCAAAATGTTTGCCAAGCAAAAAAGCAAGAAGTTTAAGTAGAGAAGAAAGAAAAAAATTAGTAGCAAGAAAAAGACGTAAAGACCCAAACCCTAGAAGAAGGGGTAGACCAATTAATGTTTCTAATAAATTATCAGGAGGCGGTATGCCAAGTAAGAACAAAAAATTTGGAATGAGTGACGGTATGCAAAATTCATATGAAAAACATATGGAGTCTGTTATCGAAAAAAACATGAGAAAACAAAACAAGCTTAAATTAAAGGGAGGCGGTTTTATTGCAAAAGGTTGTGGAGCCGTTATGAAACCAAGAAAGAAAGTAACAACCATAAGTTAGGAAATATTATGTATAAAAAAACAAAAGGATATTCTAAAGGCGGTAAAAAAGGTGGCGTTAAAAAGCGCAAGTCTTATAAAAAAATGAATACAGGTGGTATGGCTAAAGGATATAGAACAGGCGGTATGACCAAAGGATACTCAAAAGGTGGAAAAACCAAAGGATACTCAAAAGGTGGGAAAAAGGGCGGAAAAGGATAAGTAGTAGTGGCTTATCTGTATAGTAATATACCTCATTTTAAATGTTGGGTGAGGAGAGAATACACACACAATCATGATAAATATCATGGTGAGTTTCTTCATGCTATGGCTGTTGGTGTTACAACGATGCCAAACAGATGTCTTAGCTTTCATATAATTTTTACTGGCGTTGAAGCTGAAGGTGAGCCTGAAGATACGGTTCATGGTGGAGCTATGTGGGCTAGAATGCCAATAACTGCCTTAGTAGGCGACACGCCTTTTGAAGAATGGCCGAAACCTATGGCAGTACATGACGCACAACCTTGGGATTGTTCTTCCCATCACAATTCAGTATATGTTATTGATAGAGCTACGCCTTGTCCTTGGCTAGCTAAAATTGATGGCAAAATGTTTCCTGCAAAATATTATTTTACTGTTGATTATGCTGAAAGTGAAATTGCAGATGACCCCGCTCAACATAAAAGTAGTCATGTTTTAGAGCTTCTTGACGCTGGAGAATGGACAGGTAATATTGTTGCATTACCAAACAACAGGGTAAGAGTTACGCACCCAGCTTGGTTCGTTACAGGCGAAGGTGCGCCTGATTTTAGACCATCTCAACATATACATTATTCTAAATCTGATTTAGACTATACCTTGGATGTAAATCGAGTTTTCGATAACTTATATAACGAGGATTAATAATGGCAACTTCAGGAAGTACAGACTTTGAACCAAATGTTGCAGAGTTTGTAGAAGAAGCATTTGAAAGATGCGGTTTAGAACTGCGTACAGGATATGACCTGAAAACAGCCCGCAGATCAATAAATTTAATGCTTGCTGAGTGGGCTAATCGTGGTTTAAATCAATGGACAATCGAACAAGGCACTACAACCGTAACTGAAGGTACTAATGACTATAATTTAGGCACTAATGTTATTGATGTTTTAGATGTTGTTTGCAGAAGAACTGTAAATTCAACTCAAAACGATATAACTATGAACAGAATAAGTCGAAGCGAGTACATAAACATTCCAAACAAAACAACAAAATCAAGGCCTTCTCAATTTTTTATAGATAAACAAAATAATCCTGTATTAAAAGTATGGCCAGCACCTGAAAACTCAACTGACGTTTTGGTATATAACAAATTAGTTAGAATGGATGATGCCGATGCTGCAACAAATACTATGGATATGCCTTTTAGGTTTTTTCCTTGTTTTGCTGCAGGTTTAGCTTATTACATTTCAATTAAAAGAGCGCCTGAAAAAACACCCGTTTTAAAACAAATTTATGAAGAGGAGTTCAACAGAGCGCTTTCTCAAGACGAGGACAGAGCATCATTTAGAATTAGACCCTATCTAAGGATGAACTAATGGCTTATGCAAACGCAAAATTTGCTAGAGGCTTATGTGATAGATGTGGTTTTGAATATAAGCTTTTAGAGCTACAAAAAGAATGGAATGGCTTAAAGGTTTGCAAAGAGTGTTTTGAACCTAAACATCCTCAATTAGAACCAATTACTGCAACAGCAGATCCTGAAGCTCTTTATGATCCAAGACCTAATAATGATAAAGAGGTGGGCGAAGGTTTTGTAATTACTAATAATGATAAGATTATAAGCAGTCCAATACCTGGATATAGAATGGAAGGAGAACTTGGAACAATTGCAGTTTCAGGAGATGTGGATACACCTACACCAACACCAGCTCCTACACCAGCACCAACTCCATCACCATCGCCTAATATATATACTGTTACCGTACAAAATTACTTAGGCTCTAATTATTTCTATATAGACGGTTCAAGAGCACCCTCTTTAACATTAACAGAAGGTAATACTTATAGATTTGATCAGTCAGACAGTACTAACGCAACCCATCCTTTGCGCATTTCTACTACTTCAGATGGAACACATGCAGGTGGTACAGAATACACAACTGGAGTAACAAAGGTTGGAACTGCTGGCAGTTCAGGTGCTTACACAGAAATATTGGTAGCGTCTGGAGCGCCAACATTATATTATTATTGTTCAAATCACTCAGGTATGGGTGGTATACTTTATACAACATGAGCAGTCCACTAACATTATCAGAGTTAAAAACACTTATTCAAAATTACGTTGAGAATGATGAAACGGTTTTTGTTAATACGCTTGACGACATAATAAAAAACGCTGAAGAAAGAATATTTGAGCTTGTTCAATTTGATTACTTCAGAAAAAACGTACAAGGTTTTTTAACAGCAGGATCAAGATTTTTAACTGCTCCTGATGACTTTGAGCTTTCATTTTCTTTAGCAGTAATTCAGTCAAATGGCGATTATTCTTTTTTAGATAAAAAACATACAAGTTTTATGCAGGAATACTCTCCTGATCCTACCGATACAACTGCAAGAGGTTTACCTTTGTATTATGGAGATTTTGATAAGGACTTACATACAGGCTTAAAAGAATCAACAATAATAGTTGCGCCTGTTCCTGATGAAAGTTATGAGGTTGAGCTTCACTATCTTTACAAGCCTAATTCATTAGTAACCGATACTACTGGGACTTGGATGTCAGAGCATGCAAGAAATGCTTTACTTTACGGATGTCTTGTAGATGCTTATACTTTTATGAAGGGCGAGTCTGACTTAATTGCTTTGTATGAAAATAGGTTTAATCAAGAAATAAGTAGATTAAAGAATAAGGCCGAAGCAAGAGGCAGAAGAGATGAATACAGATATGATTCATTAAGAACTCAAGTATCTTAATTTTTTTTAAAAGAGGAGAGAATTATGAAACCAATAAAAAAACTTGAAGGTAAAACTGTAGCTATTGTCGGTATGGGCAAAAGCTGGTTTGACTATAATTTAGCAAAGTCACATGGTTCACATTTTGATGAGGTATGGGCTATTAATTCAGTAGCATCCGTTATTTATCACGATAGAGTGTTTATGATGGATCCTGCGTCTAGATTTTTAGATACAGATGATGCAGGCGGTCAAACTGACAGTATGTCAAAATTACTGCAAGAACACGAAGGTCCAGTTTATACATGTGAATTGGATGATAGGTGTCCAGGTCTTGTTGAATATCCAATTGAAGAAGTATTAGCTGGATGCGGCTCTCATTATCTTAATAATACTGTTGCTTACGCTGTTGCATTCGCTTTATGGAATAAAGTTGGAAAAATTAGAATGTTCGGTATAGATTTTAGTTATAAAGGCAATCTGCATTTTGCAGAGGCAGGTAGGGCATGTGTAGAGTTTTGGTTGAGTAAAGCTATGTTTAATGGTATTCAGGTTGAAGTAGCTCATACAAGTGGGTTGCTTGATACCGATGTTCCATCAAACGAAAAATTATACGGTTATCACAGGTTGGATGACCCGCTTGTAGTTATTACAAATGAAAAAGGAGTATTAATTCCAAAAAAACAAAGCGAATTAGTTCAATACAAAGAGGACAGAGCTCCAGTCTTAATTGATAAGCATGATACCCATCTAAAAAAAAGTAATGCAGGAGATCCTAAAGTATGGTAATAAGTTATAAAGCAGGACCAGAGCTTGGAATGATCGAGGTTCATACAACTGATGAAGGCGGCCATCCAATAGAATTTTGGGCAGATCTTTGTGTTAAAAGAGTGGTAGCAGTTAGCGAAGAAGCGCCTGCGGATGTGCAAATTCAAGTAAAAACATTTCAAGAGAACATTCAAAAAGTAATTGAACAATATATGCAAAATGCTATAAAATCTGATAGGATTACAATTAATAATCAATTAGAAAAAGCAGGTTTCAAAGAAGCTGCTGATTTAATTAGGAAACTTTAACTATGGCAATTACATCAACACTTACAACAAGCTTTAAAAAAGAATTGTTGCTTGGCAATCATAATTTTACTAACTCAAGTGGAGATACTTTTAAATTAGCTTTATATACTTCTTCTGCTACTTTAGGGGCAACCACCACTTCGTTCACTACTACAGGTCAAGCATCTGGTACTAACTACACTTCAGGCGGAGGAACCTTAACTAATGTTACTCCTACATCAAGTGGTACTACAGCTTTTACTGACTTTGCAGATTTAACATTTAGTACAGCAACAATTACTGCA